AATAAGGCAGAGCAGAAATGGAAACAATTTCCCGCTAATCCTGATTTTAAAAGAATTAAAACAGTATTTGATTGGCAAGACTTTCCAGATGACTTTAAAGAAAAGCACTACGGATATATAGACGAAGAATTTAGAAGAAGAGAAGAGGGGTTTTGGTTTATGAATCACGGTAAACCAACCTATATAACAGGTACACATTATATGTATCTACAGTGGAGTAAAATTGATGTTGGCGCTCCAGACTATAGAGAAGCAAACAGACTGTTCTTTATATTTTGGGAAGCTTGTAAGGCGGATAAAAGAAGTTATGGAATGTGTTATTTAAAAAATAGACGTTCTGGTTTTTCTTTCATGAGTTCAGCTGAAACAGTCCATCAAGCAACACTAGCTAGCGATAGTAGATTTGGTATATTATCCAAAACAGGTGCTGATGCTAAGAAGATGTTTACCGATAAAGTAGTACCGATTAGTATTAATTATCCATTCTTTTTTAAACCAATACAGGATGGTATGGATCGTCCGAAATCTGAACTAGCATATAGAGTTCCTGCAAAAAAGTTTACTCGTAGAAAGATGAGGGAACGAGAAGAGCAAGACGACATGGAGGGGCTAGATACAACTATTGATTGGAAGAACACAGGTGATAATAGTTATGATGGTGAAAAATTAACATTACTAGTGCACGATGAAAGTGGTAAGTGGGAGAGACCTGATAATATAAAAAATAACTGGAGAGTTACAAAAACTTGCTTACGATTAGGTAGTAGAATAGTTGGTAAATGTATGATGGGAAGTACATCTAACGCGTTAGATAAAGGAGGTGATAATTTTAAAAACTTATATTATAATTCAGATGTCACAAAAAGAAACCGCAATGGACAGACTAAGTCAGGATTATATTCTTTGTTTATCCCTATGGAATGGAACTACGAAGGATTTATTGATGAACATGGACAACCCGTGTTTAATACTCCTGAACAAGAAAAATTTGATCCACATGGAATAGGCATAGATTATGGTGTTATAGATCATTGGGATAATGAAGCTGAAGGCTTAAAAGATGATCAAGATGCTTTGAATGAATTTTATCGCCAGTTCCCAAGAACTGAAGAACATGCATTTAGAGATGAGACAGGAAATAGTTTATTTAATCTCGTTAAAATATACGAGCAAATAGACTATAATGAAGGAAATAGGAATTCATCTGTATTAACACCTGGTAATTTTCAATGGACAAATGGAGTTAAGGATACTCAAGTTACATTTAATCCAGATCCAAACGGTAGATTTAAAATAAGTTGGGTTCCAGATATAAGACTACAAAATAACGTTATATTAAAAAATGGCGTAAAATATCCAGGTAACGAACATATGGGTGCGTTCGGTTGTGATTCATATGATATATCTGGAACAGTTGACGGAAAAGGATCAAAGGGAGCTTTGCATGGATTAACTAAGTTTTCCATGGAAGATGCTCCAGCTAACACATTCTTTTTAGAATATATAGCTAGACCACAAACAGCTGATATATTTTTCGAGGATATTTTAATGGCATTAGTATTTTACGGTATGCCACTATTAGCGGAGAATAATAAACCTAGACTTCTATATTATCTTAGAAGAAGAGGATATAGAGGTTTTAGTATGAATAGACCAGATAAAATTTGGAATAAGTTGTCGGTTGCTGAGAAAGAAGTAGGAGGTGTTCCAAATTCTAGTGAAGATATAAAACAAGCACATGCCGCAGCTATTGAAATGTATATAAATGACCATGTTGGTTTACTACATGATGGTACTTATGGCACTATGTTTTTCAATGAAACATTAAATGATTGGTCAAAATTCGATATAAATAGAAGAACGAAGCATGATGCATCAATAAGTTCTGGCTTAGCTATAATGGCTTGTAACAGGCATCTATATAAACCAAACCCAGATAGAAATAAATCACCATTAAACCTTAGTATATCAAGATACAACAATAAAGGAATTTCATCAAAAATAATAAAACAAGGAGCATGAGAGACGCTATTATAAATTTTCCATCTCAAGCGGTTAGTGATCTAGAGAAAATGACCGAAGACTACGGTCTTCAAGTTGCTAGAGCTATAAAACACGAGTGGTTTACTGGAAGCACATCTAAGTTCGATAGTAATATAAATAGTTTTCATAAATTAAGATTATATGCTAGAGGAGAACAACCTATTCAGAAATACAAAAATGAATTATCTATCAATGGTGATTTATCTTACCTTAATTTAGATTGGAAACCAGTTCCAATAGTACCAAAGTTTGTAGATATTGTTGTTAATGGTATGGCGCAAAGATCATATGAGGTTAGTGCATTTTCTCAAGATGCTTTTGGAATAAGCAAAAGAACTGAGTATATGGAATCCATGCTCAGAGATATGAGGTCTAAGGAATACAATGAACTAGTTAAACAGAATTTTGGTATTGATTTATATGAGAATGATGTAGAAACTTTACCTGATACTGAAGAGGAGTTAGCGTTGCATATGCAACTAGATTACAAGCAAGCTGTGGAATTAGCAGAAGAGCAAGCTATCAATGTTTTATTAGAAGGTAGTGATTACGATCTTGTTAGAAGAAGATGTTTATATGATCTAGCAACAATTGGTATGGGTGCTAGCAAAACAACATTTGATTGGAGTGATGGAGCACGTGTTCAATATGTTGATCCAAGTAACTTAGTTTATTCATATACTGAATCACCATACTTTGAAGACATATACTATATTGGTGAAGTAAAAGAAATACCAATAAATGAGTTAGTAAAAGAATTTCCAGAGCTAACTGAACAGGAAATAGAAGAAATTACGGATGTGTCTGGTAGTCCTTTAAACTACAGAGTAAGCGAAGATAAAAATAGAATACATGTTTTATATTTTAATTACAAAACACACGCTAATGATGTTTATAAATTAAAAGAAACTAGTACTGGCTCTGAAAAGATTATTGAAAAAGATGATACTTTTAATCCCCCAGATAATATGGAGGGAGGTTTTAGTAAATTACAGAGAATTGTTGAGTGCTTATATGAAGGTGTTTACATATTAGGTTCAGATAAAATGCTTAGATGGAGAATGATGCCTAATATGATGAGAAGTCAATCTGATTTTAGTAAAGTTAAAATGCCTTATCAATTAGTTGCACCTAGAATGTACGAAGGAAGAATTGAATCTATAGTAAGTAGAATAACTGGTTTTGCTGATATGATTCAATTAACTCATTTAAAGTTACAACAAGTAATGTCAAGAATGGTACCAGATGGTGTTTATCTTGATGCTGATGGTTTAGCTGAAGTTGATCTAGGTAACGGAACAAATTATAATCCACAAGAAGCATTAAATATGTTCTTCCAAACTGGTAGTGTTATTGGTAGAAGTTTTACTTCAGATGGAGATCCAAATCCAGGTAAAATACCTATTCAGCAAATTCAAAATGGTGCTGGAGGAAATAAGATACAAAGTCTAATTACCACTTATAATTATTATCTACAAATGATAAGAGATGTGACCGGACTTAATGAAGCTAGAGATGCCACGACTCCAGATAAGAATGCTTTAGTTGGGGTACAAAAGTTAGCAGCAGCAAATTCTAATACAGCAACAAGACACGTTTTGCAATCAATGTTATATTTAACAGCTGAAGCGTCAGAGTGTTTATCATTAAGAATAGCTGATATAATAGAGTATTCGCCAACAAGAGATGCTTTTATTCAAGCTATTGGTTCTCATAATGTAGCCACATTAGATGAGATGAAAAATTTACATCTTTATGATTTTGGTATATTCATAGAGCTACTACCAGACGAAGAAGAGAAAGCTATATTAGAAAATAACATACAAGCTGCACTAGCTCAACAATCAATAGACTTAGATGATGCTATTGATCTTAGAAGTGTTAGAAATGTAAAACTAGCAAACCAACTTCTTAAGGTTAAAAGAAAAAAGAAAATGGAGAGAGATCAGCAGATGCAGCAACAAAATATACAAGCTCAAGCTCAAGCTAATGCTCAACAACAACAAGCAGCTGCTCAAGCAGAAGTTCAAAAGAATCAAGCAAAAACTCAAGCTGAAGCTCAATTGGAGCAAACAAAGAATGAGTTAAAAATCCAATTTTTAAAACAAGAAGTTCAATCCAAAAAAGAATTAATGGCTTATGAGTTTGAATTAAACTCTCAATTAAAAGGAATGGAAAGAGAAATTAAATCCAGTGATGAAAAAATGAGAGAGGATAGAAAAGATCAAAGAGTAGATAGACAAGCTGCTCATCAAAAAGATATGATAGAGCAAAGAAAAGGTGATGATTCACTTAAAAAGTTCGAATCATCTGGTAATGATATAGTTACAGGAGGAGCCGGTATTGACCGGTTTTAATCCTTATTTTTAATATTTTATAAAATTTTATTATGGCAGAAGAAAAAGTAAAAGTCGAAGATGGTATTGAAAAACCTAAAGTAGACGATAGTATCGGTAAACTTAAAATTAAAAAAAAGAAATTCTCTAAAGAGAATAATGAACCGATTAAAATAGATTTATCTAAACCACAAGAACCTATCAGTGAAGAGGTTGAAAAACAACCCATTGAAGAAGACGTGGTCGTAGTTAATGAAGAACCAAAAGTTGAAAAAGAAGCAGTTGAAGGAACTAAAGAGGAGATTAAAGAAGAAGTTGAGGAAAAGATTGAACAGGAAACTCCTATAATTCAAGAAGTTACAGATGAGGATATAGAGCAAATAGAAGAAAAAATTGAAGAGGCTGTAATTGAAACTGAATCAACTGGAAAACCACTACCTGAGAACATACAAAAACTTGTAGATTTCATGGACGAAACAGGTGGGGATATATCTGACTACGTAAATTTAAACAGAGACATTTCTAAAATGGATGACTCTGAGGTGTTAGATGAGTATTATAGGACAACAAAATCTCATTTAACTCCAGAAGAAAGAAACTTTATATTAGAGGAGAAGTTTAGTTATGATGAAGAAGAAGATGATCCTAATGATATAAAGAGAAAAAAAATAGCACTCAAAGAGCAAGTTGCCGAGGCTAGAAGCCACTTAGACGGGCAAAAGTCTAAATACTATGAAGAAATTAAGGCTGGGTCAAAGTTGACCAATGAACAACAAGAAGCAATTAATTTCTTTAATAGATACAATAAGGAATCTGAAGAACAGAAGAAGTTATCTGAAGCAAGTAAAAAGACGTTTTTGAAAAAAACAGAAAATGTTTTCAACGATAAATTCAAAGGTTTTGATTATAAAGTTGGAGATAAGAAATTTAGGTTTAATGTAAAAGATGTCAATAAAGTCAAGACAACTCAAAGCGATATTAATAATTTTGTCAACAAGTTTGTTGGTGAAGATAAGAAAAATATTGATGATGCAGCGGGTTACCACAAGTCTTTATTTACAGCTATGAATGCTGACACTATTGCTAAGCATTTTTATGAACAAGGAAAAGCCGATGCAATAAAAGAAACAGTTGCTAAAGATAAAAATATAAACATGGAACCTAGAAAGGCTCACGGTGAAACAAATGTTGGCGGTGTTAAATTCAAGGTTTTAGGTCAAACTTCTACTGATATTAAAAACAGATCCTTTAAAGTTAATAAAAGGAAATAGAAATTTTAAAAAAAATTAATTATGGCAATTACA